CAAGTTTGCCAAAGTTGACCCTGATTTTGTGCCAACAGAAGGTCAAGCGTTGCAAGACATTGCTAAACTTTCTGATGAATACAATCAAAAAGCACAACCAGGCAATGAGGCTTTACGCGCAAAGTTTGAACAGCGTGACCCAATGCTGATTAAAGGCTTTAACAACATCAAAGAACAATTTGCGCCTGAGCATTCTGGCATTAAGCTAGAAGGCAAAGCTAACAACATTCTTGAAGAAGTTAAAACAAATCGTGTTGATGTAGATACAGCAAACATTAAAAAAGCCTATGGCGAATTGCAAAGTGAAGATGGCAAGTTTGCAGTTGACATGAAACAAGCGTCTGAAAATGCTTTGGCAAAAATTGAAGCTGAAGATCGTTTGGATAAGTTGCCAAAAACCATTAAAGATAAATTAGAAAAATACATTAACGGTGCTGAAGGCAATTTAAACAAGTTTGAAAACTTGCGTTCTGATGTCGCTTCTGAGCAACGTCTTGCAAATCGACAAGGTGATGGAACTGCATCCCATGTTTTAGGTTTAGTCCGTGATGCTTTAGAAGAATTGCCAATGAAAGGCGATCAAGCTCTTGCTTTTAAAGAAAAAGCAGACATTGCACGTTCGTTGTTTGCGCAGCAAAAAGGTTTGTTAGACCCTAAGAAGCCAACTTACAACAAACTGTATGCAATGGCTTATGAAGATAATAGAACGCCTGCTGAAATTTTGATGGGTAACGTTCCGCATCCAGCGGCTAATAAATTCTTTGATAATTTTGTTGCTGGTAGCAAATCAACGCCTGCTGATTTAAGCCGCATGATTGAATTGGTTGGCAAAGATTCGCCAGCACATCAAGAATTGATTGCTGGATTGGTTGACTATATCAAGCAAAAAGCGGGAATAATTGACGACAAAGGCAACGTTAATCAAATCGCTTTGCGTAAGGAGCTAAACAAACTAGATGGTCGTTTAGATATAGTTGCTGGTCCTGAAGTCGCAAATAAGTTGCGTAACATTGGTGAAGTGGCTGAATTGTCTGAACACGTTAAGAATCGTTCTGGCGGCAATGCAAACGTTTCTCAAACAGCTATTACAAGCGAACGTGAGGCAGCACAAAAAGCAGTAAAAGATGTAGCAATGGGCGCAACAAAAGCAGCATTAAACATTAAAACAGGCGGTGCAAGTGGAATTGTTGAATCTGTATTAAGTCCAATTTTTGAAGCTAAAAAAGCTAAAAAAGCGGCAGAAGCAGCATCACTTGCACAGCAAGAAAAATTGCAACAATCAATTTCTAGGTCTGCTGGCATTAGCAAACCAACTCGCATTGAACTTCGTGGCATGGCTAATAAGGAAAAATAATGGCAGTCAATCTCTCCCCCATCGGTAACGGCTTTCAGTTCTTTACCAACACAGGCGTACCACTTGCAGGCGGGTTTATTTATACCTACCAAGCTGGTTCTACTACTCCATCTACAACTTACACGGATTCTGCTGGCCTTATTGCCAACACAAACCCAATTCAGTTGGGTACAGATGGACGACCACCGCAACAGATTTGGTTAACTGCTGGCTCTACTTACAAATTTGTGCTGACTGATTCAAGCAACGTAACGATTCAGACCTATGACAACCTTTACGGCATTATTGGCACAAGCCCAAGCGTGTCTGCTGTGCCTGCTGGCGGTATCATTATGTGGTCAGGTTCGATTGGCTCTGTTCCTTCTGGTTATGTTTTGTGTGATGGAACTAACGGAACACCTAACTTAAAAGACAGTTTTGTTGTTGGTGCTGGTAACACTTACGCTGTTGGCAATACTGGAGGCTTTACAAGCGCAGCAACTAGCAACATTGGCACTAATTTGCCTTTGTACTATTCATTAGCATTTATCCAAAAGACATAACATGACAACAATTGACAAAACTGAAGCTCGTCTAACAACGCATGAAGAAATTTGTGCAATCCGTTATGAACGTATTAACGAATCATTGAATTTTGGCAAAATTCGCATGGACAAGATGGAATATCTTATTTATGCAGTGTTAGCGGCGGTTTTGTTTGGACCTGGTGCAGCAGCAGAGTTTTTTAAAAAACTGTTAGGCATCTAATGTGATTGACCCCATTACCATTGGTCTAGCCTTTAGCGCTGCAAAAGCAGCGTTAGGCTATATAAGGCAAGGGGTTGATCTTTACAAAGAAGCCGCAGGTGTTGGGGCTGACTTATCTGAGATAAAGCAGGATGTTACAAAGCACATAGGTGCTTTTATGACTAACACTGCTACTGTCAAAAAAGGCGTTGAAGCACAGAAAAACGCGCCTTTGGATAAAAAGTCAGGAAAGTCTATGCAAGCGCAAGCGTTGGAAAACGTGATGCAAATGCGACAGTTGATAGAAGACCAGAATGAGATTAAGCAGTATTTGATTTACCAGACCCCTGGTCTTGGTGGCATTTGGCAAGAATTTGAAACTGAACTTTACCGACTTGAAAAGCAAGAAAGGGATTTTGCAGATGCAGAACAAAAAGCTCAAGAAATTGCCGCAAAGCGAAGTGCTGAACGAGTTAGACAGTTTAAACAAAAAATCCACATCTATATTGCCGTGGTATCCGCTGTTGTTTTTGTGGGCTTTTATCTTTGGTGTTTAACTTGGTTAGTTGAATACGAAAGGGAATTCTTGTGGGGTTATTGATGTGGTTAACTGTAATAATCGTGCAAGTTATTTTGGTTATTTGTTTAGTTGTTGGTGGTTCATCTTGGTTTATATCTCAACACGACAAACGAGCTGAAAAGTACAAACACGAACTTGAAATTTGCAAAAGGAAAGAAAATGAATGAACTTCTTGCATTGCTTAAAAACATTGCGCCTGCTCTTGGTACTGCTGTTGCTGGCCCTCTTGGGGGGATTGTTGTTGCTAGTATCGCTAACAAGTTGGGTGTTGGAGAAACTATTGAGGAAGTGGCGAAAGCTATCGCTACCGACCCTGCTGCTGCTCAAAAGATTCAGGAGCTAGAGTTGGAATATGCCAAGATAGATGCAGCTGATACTTCTGATGCTCGTAAACGTGAGACTGAGATTGCTACAAGTGCTTCAGCGCCTTGGTACAGCAAAATGGTAACGCCTTTGTTGGCTGTTGGCGTATTCTTTTTTTGGGGTTTGGTGCAATGGTTTTTGGTTAACCATGTTGTTCCAAACGAAATGAGAGAAATTGTTATTCGTCTTTTAGGCCAGCTTGATGCTGCCTTTATGATGGTACTAACTTATTATTTTGGCGCATCACACAAACATTAATATGCAAAACAACTTTGAAACATCTTTTTCGATGCTTATCAAAAGCGAAGGTGGTTATGTTAATGACCCAAGTGATTCTGGTGGTGAAACAAATCTTGGTGTTACTAAGGCTGCTTGGTCTGCTTATCTTTGCAGGGCTATTGATGTTGGCGAGATGAAAGCATTAACTGAAGATGTTGTAAAGCCGTTTTACAAAAAAATGTATTGGGACAAAGTGCATGGTGACGAATTGCCATCAGGACTTGATTACGCAGCTTTTGACTTTGCGGTAAATGCAGGCACAGGACAATCAGCAAAGTTTATTCAAAGGGCTGTAGGGGCTGTTGATGACGGTTCTATTGGCCCTGCTACTATTTCTTTGGTGTTAAAAGCAAATCCTTCTGATTTGTTGAATAAATTTACAAAACAAAAAGAAGACTTTTACAACGGAATTGTTGAAAGAAAACCAGACCAAGCCAAGTTTTTGGCTGGTTGGATGATTCGCGTTGCTAAAGTTCAATCCGTTTCATCATCAATGCTCGCTTAAAACAAGCGCCAGCATAAACAGCAAAAACGCTGTAAAGATGACGCTGCCAAGTATCAAGATGCATGAAATAATTGCAATATTTGTCATTTTAATCTTCTCGGTTTGAAAAACGCCCTGTTACGGGATCACGGTAACGCTTGGCAGCTTGCAACTTTGACAAGTTGACCCGTGGCTCACTGCACAAAAACGAATCTAGCTTTGCGTATTCTTCAATAATCTGAATCTTTCGCCAACCGTATTGACGACCCTGCTTTTTCATCACCACAGGGATTGGT